CCTGCTTCTGAATTGTTATATAGTGTTTGGAATAAACCAATTGGAGTAACCGAACCTTTTACTACTTCAGTTCTTGCAGGCTTGCCAGCAACCTCAGTAAGCATATCGTAATCTTCTAGCACAGTTTCTACACCATAAGATTTACCAACACCTGGAGGACCACTAACAATCATACCACGTACTGTACCTTCTGCTACAGCATGAGTCATTCTATCAAGAATATCAAAACGTTCTCTGATACGCTCAATTGCTTCTTCGTCATTTTCTTCTTTCTTAGGCTTCAGATCAATTTTTGGTTGCTCTGCATAAACACTAGGAGTTACATATTCTAGATCCTGTGTTGGATCTTCTATAAGTACTCTTATACTAGCGAACTGGTCTCCCATTACTTCACTACCGTTTACTGTAATGAACGCACCTTTCTTACCTATGTTAAGTGGCTTAATAATTGGAAATACTGTATCAACGATTTCGTTTTTACGGTAAGTACCAGCCTTAATCTTTACATAGTTTAGTTTGTTTTTCTTCATTGTTGTCATATTAGTCATCCCCGACATTATGATTATTGTTAACAAGCCCTTCTTATTAACTTATGTATATTATACTAAATTCTAGGACCAATGTCAACCTTTTACCGTTTTTATTGGCTTTTTCTTCCTTTCCTTTATTGTCTAATAAGTATATATTATACTACCTTTTAGGGGTGATGTCAACCTTTTACCACAAATAGTGGTAAATTATTGGATGATATTGAGATGCTTATATGCTTTTTGTACTGCTTTTGCTTGATTGTATGCATCAGCGAGTGCTGAGTGCAAGTCCTTTTGATTACCTGAATCGTCTTTACGCAGATCCCTTGGGACCAGTTGTCCTAGTGTTCTGCTATCAGCTTCTTGCCAAAAGAACCAATTTTTGTGTTGTTCGAAACTATTCTCAATTAGGTCTTCAAGGATACCATAATCAAATCTAGATCCTTGTGCCCATTTAAGTTCAGTGCCATTTAGCCATTTATTAAGGTCTGCAATAAAGTCGATTACTGAAACTCTGTTCTCATCTGAGAACGCTTCATCTTGAATTGCTTTATCTTGCTTTCCCCACCATTCAATAGTATTAGGATCGATAACTCTGCCTTTGGCAGTTTGTTCATCAATATTCAGTCTTACACTAAATGGAGTATGCGGGTCTTCTGCACTATACGGATTAAACTTAACTCCGCCAACAGTTAATACAACAGCATTAGGCTTAGTAGCTAATGTTTCAATATCAATCATTGCATGAGTTGTCATTTATTTAAAGTTGCCGTATTGTTGTGCAAATGATTGCTCGGCTTCTTCTGCCGTCATTTGCTCTTCATTCCAAGTAAGACGTTCTTGTTGGTTAAGTACACGCCAATTCTGGTAGTTCTGTAAATAACTTTTTTCCCTACTATATGTAAATTCATGTGTGGGTTCAGATATTATTACTTTGTCATTACTCATATTTTGCACCAGTTTTGTTTTGTACTAATAATTATACTAAAAATCGTACCCTATGTCAAGAACTTTATACATTTAATTTCTTAAAGTAATTATCATACAACCGCTTTTCCCAACGATATGCTTCTCTCTCCCAGGGTTGATGGCTGTAAGGAACTTTAGCACGATTTACTTCTTGTTGTTTCCACATGTTCATATTAGGGGTTATCTCTCCCATTATAAACTGTTTTGCATGGATTAATTCGTGTGTTAAATTAGTTAGCATTTTTTCACGTGAGTATGTATGTTCGTTTGACGTTCTAGCTATTTCTATTTCAACTGTTGATCTATCGCCCCAACAATAACCGCCGGCTTGTTCATCGCAAACGGTTAATATATTGATTGTAATTTCTATTGGGCGTCTTAATTTTGTAGGTATAATATTCTCGAGTAATAGTTCACTGACTCGTTCTATTAATTGTTTGTTTCTGATTTGTCCTATAACTTGGACTTGGATCATATCCTGGTTCCTACATCCAGCATCTTGCATTTCGCTAACCTATTGAAATATCTTCCATACCAGCAGTTCTTAACCGTGTAATATGTCCGATTTGCCACTGCTTTGTATCTAAGCCTTTCATTATGCCTAGGTACTTATTGCGTAAAAGACTGTATTGGTTGCAAAGGTGCTGTAAGTTAATTACACTTTCCTCACCATCAACAAACTTATCAGCATCTCTACTAGTAAGTGTTCTATTATAAGATTCAAAGAATTTGCGGAATACTTTAGAACGTTCTCTACGAAGTTCTATATTTAAGTGTTCGAGAATTGCTTCAATCTCTTGTAGCTGATTAAAGCGATGCTCAGTAATACCAGGAAGGGAGGCACTCAATTTCTCGAGGCTCCCTTTAATGTGACATTCGTATTTTGCTTCTTGAAGTTCTTTTTCAAAGTAGTCTATAGAGCCTACAATCTTACTCAGATCCTCAACAACTGAATTATACCACCCTGCCATGTCTACTCTTCCCAGTCGTCATCATCTTCATCTTCGTCTAATCCAAAATGCCCAATAATTGCATTTTTCATAGCTGAGTCGAACATGTTGATATTTGCTTGGATATCAGCAAGGTCGGCATTCTCATCAAAAATAGTAATGATTTGTTCTGCCGCCTGTAGCCTGTCTTTCTTGGTAATGTAATTTTTCATACCGTCCCAAACTTCTACTAGAAAATCTAAATCAGGATTCATTTGCCAACTCCTCTACAGTAGGTTCATCTACTAAAGTTTCATCGTCAACTAAATCACTAAAATCATCATGATAGTTTGCATCAGGTATTTGATTCCATTCATCCATTACTATCTGAAGTCTCTCTTCAGTCCACTGCTTTCTAAACTCTTTAATAACTTCGCCTGTAACAGGTGATGTGTATTCTAGTTTATTACCAGTTTTTACAACGATTCCTTTCTGCTCAAGCAATTCTAAAATACCTGAGTATGGATTCATTCCTGATTCATACGGAATTTTAATCTGTACACTTTCAAACGGTTTGCTGTAACGTGTTTTCACTACTTTACATGCCGCTCTAATACCTTGTACTGTCGATACTTTATTTCCGTCTTCGTCTTCTTTAAGTTTTAACTTTTTCATTGCTACTACAATACTTGATGCATATACAAATCCTTGTCCGCCACTGATTTTATCATCAGGGTCAAACATATCTTGCGATGCATAAGTGTGGTTAGTTGCAACAAGTCCGATTGGATGTGGTGCTAGTTGGTTAACTGTATTCCTAACTAGGGCTGTTAATGCCTTAGGCTTTCTACCCATATCACCTTTCATGTCGCCTTTTTCAAACTGTGCAACATCTGTAGGTGTAAGCAACATTCCCAAACTATCCACTACGAATAGTAATTTAGGTTGCTCTGCATATGGTAAGTCACCATAGTTAGACTTATAGTCTTTTACGAAGTCACTAATTGTTTTTGCTACATCATCAATCATTGAGACGCCAATCTTCAATAATTTCTCAGGAGTTGTATCAACGCCTAATGCTTGTAGCCAATCTTCATCTAGTGCATTCTCACTATCAAATAATACTACTTGACAGCCTTGTTGTTGTGCGTTACGCACTAAGTTACCTGAACAGATAAACGATTTACCTGAACCAGACTCTCCTGCAAATACACTTACTTTGCCTAGAGGAACTCCCTTTTGGAAGTCCCCACTAATTAGGTAGTTAAGAGTGTAGTTACCAGTTGATATCCAATCCTGTGGATCATGAAAGCCAGCACTGATGCCAGCGATACTTTTCGTGATTCCTGTTCGGAACTTTGTTAAGTCAAATGGTTTCTGCATGTTGTACTCCTTAAGAACGGTTTCTAATCATGTTCAGAATGTCATCTGCACTAGGTTTCGCATCACCTTCTGCCGCAGGAGCCGCCGGGGCAACTGGTGCCACTGGTGCTGGTGCTGGAGCAGTTGCTACTACTGGTGCCGCTGTTTCAACTACTGCTTCTGCTGGTGCAGTTACAGGTGCTATTACAGGTGCTACCGGAGCCGCTGTTTGCACAGGCGGTGTAGTAGGTTGTGTTGCCGACTTAGGTGTTTCTACGCCATAAGGCTTGTAGAACATTGCCCAACGCTCTGGATCATACAATTCACCGTCAACCGATGCTTGGAACATTTCGCTAATTGCGTTAAGTTCGTCTTGTCCAGGTCTTTTAGGTAAAAAGTCTGAAAGTGTATGTAAGCCATTTGCGTCAATCGCCGCTAGTTCAGTTTCATCCAAACCACGCTCTTTACGAGCCCATTTTGAAGTACTGTAATCAGCATACTGTCCTTTAGTTGTTTTAGTAACTCTGAAATCTGTACCAGCAACATAGTCAGTTGGAATGTTTTCCATATCTGGGTCCATTAGTGCTGATTTAATAATGTTAAAGATTTGCGGTGAGATTACAAAACGTCTGACTGGATTTTCAGGTGCTGTTTCGCTTAGTGGATTTTCAGTTACAAATCCTTGGAAGATGTAACTACGTTTTTTCCAATATTTACGACCTAGGTCTTCTAAAGATGCATCCTTAAACCAAGGACGTACTTCAGTTAATACTGGACAAGTATCGCCGTACATTTCTGCACAAGGTACTTGTACTGTTACTGGTTTCATGTCTCCACCTTTTACTCCAGGGAAAGTAAGACGAATCATTTGTCTTTCTACCCAGAAAAAAGTGTTGTCAGGATCGCTATCAGGCAAAAACCTTAGTGTTGTACTAGTGTTCTCGTCGATATTCCAGTGGGGGTAAATGGCGTTGTCGCCGTTTGATGAACTGTTTGGTTTGGAATTAGATTCCATAGAGGCCAGTTTTGCCCTTATTTCTTGTAAAGATGCCATGTTATTTCTCCATATGTGCCATGTGTGTCAGGACTTCTGTGTTTGTGTCCTAACTTGGGTTATTATAATATATCTTTGCCATGTTGTCAACCTTTTTCTATCACGTGATAGCAATCGTTGTCTTTATTGTAATAGTATTTATGCCTTACGGCACTTTAAACCAGGTTTTTATTGAGCAAAAGGCTTATCAGTATTAGTAAACGTGTCTAGGAAGGATTCATATTTGCCTAAATCGTCTGTACTTTCTGCCATAACTGGTGTTGAATTCTGTGCTGAAAGCAATGATGCCTTAACTGCTCTGTATTCAAACTGAGACATATTGCCTCCTCCAGATAACTTGCTACCTATACCATTTAAATATCCGCCTAACTTCTCGCTACTTGCAGATTGCCCTAGTTGTGATACTCTATATCCTAATTGTGCATTAGGTGTATCAAACTGCATTACTTCACTTTCTTGCATAAGTGTTTTAGCATTCTTAAATGATTCTGTTTGGATAGTATCCATTATGTAACTTTCAAAAGCGGACTGCTTATTAACTAATCTGCTTAATGTGTGATGTGCATTTCCTACTTTTTCGTCAAAATGTGTTTCAGTGAAGTGGTCTTCTAAGTTTACTTCATTAACTATTTCAACGTTATTAAATTCTGCTAAACTTTCAACAGCATTTGCATAAGTTTTTACACCGCTAAGTTTCTTAAATGTAGTTCTAATGTTTTCAATATGTTCTTTAGCAAGTGAGACATACTCGCCATTGGTTTCGTTAACCAATCCTTTCTTTGTAACATAGCCAACAAACTCTTTAATAGAGCCAAAGTCTTTACACATTCCAATAATGCTTTCAGCGACTGTATCGTGCATTGTACCACCATTGTGTATATGCCTAGCCATTGCTCTTGCACCATGTAAGTTTTTACTTGGGAACAAATGACGTTCTTCGTTCGCTTGGATAAAAATCTTATTAATGTTTCTGCTTCTCGAACCACGTACTTCTTCATTAACGTCTTTACTGTGCTTAACAATAATCTTAACGTTGTCTAGTGGTTGATAACTAGTTTTCACTGAACCGCTAACCGGTCCTAAATTTGCTTCTGTTACTGATTCCATACCTGTCTCTTTGGATGCTTTTGCAACACTTATTGCA